GAACAACCACCCTACAACAGATATACCAAAATTATTGACACAATATTTAACAGCTGGTGACGCAAGCAAAAACAGTGTTGGTTATATTGGTGCTGCACAAAAGAATAATGCAGAATTCAAAAATTTTGGCATATTTATTAAAAATTATAATGAAAACCAAACAAAAATGGTTTCTGTAACGAAATTTACGAAATTTGATGAATATATTAAAATTTTTGAAAATTTCAAAACCTCAGTAAATAATGTAATTACGGGTTTAGTTGATGCAGAATATTATATTGTGCCCAACGACTTAAAAGCATCAGCATTTCGTTCAACACATACATTTAATTCTACATACAAAGAAAAGATTGATAAATTGATTCAACTATTAGCACCTACAACGGAAATGTTTAAAAAATTTGATAATCTTAACAAAACAAACACTGATCCAATAATAATGGGATTATTAGCAGATGAAATTGAAACAATTGAAAAAGAAACAAAATGTAGAGAAGAGCATTCAAAAAAAATATGTAATTCAAGAAGGAATGAAGGGTATTTTATCAATAATTCATTGAAAGAAATGCGTCAAGTTATTCAAAACATTCTTTATGAGAAAAATAAAGAGACTATTAGTATTTCACCCGATTTTTTAGATTTTTGTTTAACCTCATATTGTCCAACAAAAGAAAATTGTTTTAGTTTTGATAAGACACCCTCAAAACAATCCTCACCAGGTACAAATAAAACCGGTTCAGCCATTTTTGATGAAATATATAAGGTTTTAAATGCCGACAACCAATATAAAACCATACAAGATTTATATAAACAAATTATAATAAGTGTATTTTGTGTTTTCAATATTTCCCGTAAAGCGAATAATCCTCCGCCAACACCTTATATGGATATTAACAAACTCAAACGCATTTTTTATTATGAACCCTTTTTAAATGATAAGTCAAAGTTTGGCGAGTTTAAGTCCGAGGGAAACAAAATAATAGAAATGATAAAGTCCACTTTTAATGATAAAGTTGAAGGTTTAACAAAGATAACTAGTGAAAATGGTGAAAATATATTTAACAATTTTTCCAATATAATAACAAATGTACACCAATCTGAATTAAAAACAAATTATAATGTTGAACAAATGTATCAAAACAAAATTAAAGAATTCATTGATATGGTTGATAATAGTAATGCGGTTTCTGCTATAGGCACATTAGAATTCGTAGACCAACTTTCAAAATATAACACAGTTAAAACGATATGTAGCAATACTCCTGAAAGTTCTGTGTCTGAATCCAAAGTGCAATATACTGATATTTACCAAAGTGAGAACTCCTATAAGACGACCAAAGCAGCAAAAGCAGAAAAAGAAGAAGCAGAAGCATTAAAAGCAGCAGAAGCATTAAAAGCAGCAGAAGCAGAAGCATTAAAAGCAGAAGCAGAAGCAAAAGCAGAAGCAAAAGCAGCAGAAGCAAAAGCAGCAGAAGCAAAAGCAGCAGAAGCAAAAGCAGCAGAAGCAAAAGCAGCAGAAGCAAAAGCAAAAGCAGCAGCAGAAGAACAAACAATAATAAGAATAAGACCCAAACTATTTGAAACTGAACATTCCAAAACAATGAAAAATAATTACATTAAAAACAGAAGACAACCCAACAATATTACAAAAAATTCCAACCAGTTTGCAAACCTGAGGGGGTGGGGTCGCAGCGAATCCCCGAGTGCACGCAGATTAGTGCCGTGGGCGGGTTTTACGAAATAACCTCCGCGACGCAGGCACAGGCACAGACGCAGTGTCGAGTGGTGGCGTTCACAGTTTTCGAAGTCTCTTGTTATTGCGGTGATAACTTCGACATGGGCAGTCTCAAGGTTAGGGTTAGGGTAAGGGTAAGGGTAAGGGTTATGGTTGGGGTAAGGGTTATGGTTGGGGTAGGGGTAAGGGTTATGTTTGGGGTAGGGGTTAGGGTTAGGGTTAGGGTTAGGGTTAGGGTTAGGGTTAGGCTATAATAAATGGCAAGCACCAAATGGCAAATAAATATATTTATGTTATATAACTACCATATATCATAAATGAATATAGATGAGCAAATAACAAAAAGAATAAATTTAATAAAATCATTATTAGCAACAAAATCTTTTTTAAATCAAAGCAAAACATTGTTAGACAAAATACAAGAGAATAACAATTTAGAACAAGAACAAGAACAAGAACAAGAACAAGAACAAGAACAAGAACAAAAACAAACAAAAAATTTAACAGATTTTTTAACACAAGTCAAACCGGTATTCGATACAATACTAAAACAAGAACAAGCACAAGCAGCAGCACAAGCAGCAACAAAAGCAGCAGCACAAGAACAAGCACCAGAAGCACAAGCAGCAGAAGCACAAGCAGCAGCACAAGCACAATCACAAGCACCAGCAGCAGCAGAAGCAGCAGCAGCAGAAGCACAAGCAGCAGCCAGCGATGACAGTTCAAACAAATTTTTAAAACAAGCCAACACTTTATTCCAGGCACTAAAAGATGCCGAACCGAAAACTGACGATCAACTTTTAACAGATTTTTTAACACAAGCCAACACTGTATTAAAAGCAGCAGCAGAAGCACCAGCAGAAGCACCAGCAGAAGCACCAGTAGTAGCAGCAGAAGCAGCCAGCGATGAAAGTTCAACACAAGCCAACACTTTATTCCAGGCACTAAAAGATGCCGAACAGAAAACTGACGATCAACTTTTAACAGATTTTTTAACAAAGTCCAAAACATTATTCAAAGAAATACAAGGACAAGAGGGACAAGGACAAGGAAAAGGAACAGAAACAGGACAAAAAACAGCAGAAACAGGACAAAAAACAGCAGAAACAGGACAAGGACAAGAACAAGCAGAAACAGGAACAGAAACAGAAACAGAAACAGGACAAGAACAAGAACAAAAACAAGCAGAACAAGAACAAAAACAAGCAGGACAAGAACAAGAACCCGACCTATCGGGTTTATCTTCCCTCGAATCCTCCATATATATGATTTTAGAAAACATGAAAAAATTATTAATCAACCAATCCATCCAAACATCAGATCCAAAATCCAAACCCGTCTCATCCGCATCTGCACCAGAACAAACACCAACCACAACTATACTCGGCAGAGATGACGCAAGACCAGGACAACCCATAAACGCTAGTGGACCAAGCAATACAAAGGCACAATCATTAAAAGCCCAAACTCTCAAAACCAGTACATTAAAAGCCCCCGTCCCCGAAAAACAAGCCAATACAGTCGTCTGTCCTGCACCTCAAGCAGACGAAGTATTACTGGGACAAATGTTGAACACAACCACCACATACGGCACCAGTACTCAAGCCCCATCGACATGTATGTATGTAAATACTGTATCGAATGAGACAAGAGTCATAGAGGTCAAATAAAAACAAAAACAAAAACAAAAACAAAAACAAAAACAAAAACAAAAAAAACAAAATAAAAAATACATAAAAAATAAAATGTACAAATGTTTATATGATAAAAGTCCTGAAATGCGCTAGCTGTTTAGTCGCCACAAATCAAACGATTTCCTCCTATACTATCAATAAAATATACACTCCATCACTTTTAGGCATAAATCTCGCCAAAACCCAATACAACTCGCGTGATCGCTGGATATACGACAAACCAGCCGTCATAAAACAAGTCAATAAATGGGCCGAACATATTCCATGGGTCAAACCTTATTATGCAGTCAAATCCAATCCCCTCCCCTACTTATTGGACGACATTGTCAATCATAAAGTCGCCAGTAGTCCCGACTTCCAGGTCGGCCTCGACGTCGCCTCCGCTGGCGAAACCGAACTCGCACTCCGTTACACCGACCTCTCCAATACCATCTTCACCAATCCACATACGGTCCTCTGCGAATACTCGGACGACACCCAATACCAGCTCAAGGTCGTCGACTCCTTATGCGAAATCAAGATATTACATTCGCAACAACAAAAGGCGCCGATTTTGGTTCGCATCAACAGCGGAATACAGTCGGCGAACATCAACTTCGATACGAAATTCGGCGCATCCAATGACGAGGTATACGAAATCATCTATTACGCAAAAAGGCACGGACTACTCATCCGGGGAATATCCTTTCATATCGGCTCCGGTGGCGATTTCTCGCGTAAAATCGCATATCAAAAGGCTTACCATAATGCATTGCCCTTTTTAGATATTATTCAAAAGAATTGGCCCAATAAGCTGCCGATGGAACCTATACTTAATTTCGGCGGAGGCCTCCTCCACGATACGGATTTAGGCGATGCATTAGGGTGGACGAAACACTTGCCGTTTCAAATGATGGCGGAGCCAGGGCGCTACTTCTCCGAGCCGTCGCACCACCTGGTTGTCCAGGTGATTGCCGTCACTCCGCGGGGCGTCTTTTTAGACAATGGAGTGTATCACGAATTGAACGCTTTTCACCGGGATCATTGGACAATGCCGAAACTCGAGTACGTGTTTGATGGAACCACTGATAAAAAGGTCGCCGAATACAGAAAGGTGAAGGTCTTTGGACCGACGTGTGATAGTTATGATACGATTGGAGAACAAGAGTTGCCCATAAACATCAATGTCGGGGATAAGTTCTTGTTGCCGAATATGGGGGCGTATACGAGTGCGGGGACAGTGAATTTCAATGGAATACTGGGGGCTGCATACACGCCCTGAGTATACACACACCCTGAGTAAACACACACCCTGAGTAAACACACGCCCTGAGTATACAAGGGCTGCATACACGCCCTGAGTAGGCACACACCCTGAGTAGACACACACCCTGGGGCCCTGAGTAGGCACACGCCCTGAGGGGCTCCCAATGACTGGAACATCGTATTCATAGAAATAGGTTTTGATAATATAGGTTACGAGAACACGTATAATATCAAAAAAAAGAATGTCCTTAAAAATCAATATATTTGAGGACAGTATGAGCATGATCAAACGATATATGGAAATCGCCATCAAGATGCCGGTCGAAATCGCTGCCGACGGGTCAACCCGCCTCATGGACGAATATATGCGGGTCGAATATACGAAATGCGACGGATTACCCGAAAAATGCGAAAACGATGTGAACAAACACAAGTCGATGTATTCTCTCTTTGTAAATAGTATTAAAAAGGAGTTTCAAGATGATGTTTTAGACGAGGATCAAGATGAGGACGTAGACGAGGACGTAGACGAGGGTTTAGACGAGGACGTAGACGAGGGTTTAGATGAGGACGTAGACGAGGGTTTAGACGAGGACGAAGATGAGGACGAAGACGAGGACCAAGACGAGGACCAAGACTTTACTCAGTGTGCCACGGACGTTATCAAATTATTGGTGGACCCAAAAGAAATGAAACACAATTCGACAAAAAAAAGGAAAAACACCTCTTTTAAAATGTATCGTTCTCATTCGGCTAAATATACTCAACGAAATCATCAATAAAAAGGGGGGTTCATCGATAGTATTGAGGTCGTTGACCCGCATCGACAACCAAGGCATCGGGTATATACGTCGTCAGTCGATCCGCCACATTCAAACTCTTGACTTCGCGTGGTTCCAATACGACATTCGATTTAGGCGTGACTAAATTCGTGGATCCAATTCCAAAGAGTTGTGTCTCAATGTCGCAACTGTTGTTGGACAACTGGGTCGGCGGCATGCGACCCATCAAAAGTCCGTTGCCGGCAAATTGGATGGTGGTCGGATCTCCGTAGGCGGAATTCGCGTAGGTCGGATACGCAGCCACGGCACCGATTTGACGCTGTTCCAAACTGTAATTTTCGGGTGTGTTTTTGTTCCGCGTGGAAGACATTGTTCGATATATACTATAGGATATATACTATATATATTATTTTCCTCTATTCTATACAAAAAATTGATACAAACCAAAATGATAAATTTTTTATTATTAATTCAACCGAAACAATGAGTAAATGCGAGCACGATAAACGAAAATCACAGTGCAAAGAGTGCGGTGGGTCTCAAATTTGCGAGCACGGGAGACAAAAATCAAAGTGTAAAGAGTGTGGTGGGTCTCAAATTTGCGAGCACGGGAGACGAAAATCACGGTGTAAAGAGTGTGGTGGGTCTTCTATTTGCGAGCACGGGAGAGAAAAATCAACGTGTAAAGAGTGTGGTGGGTCTTCTATTTGCGAGCACGGGAGACGAAAATCACGGTGTAAAGAGTGTGGTGGGTCTTCTATTTGCGAGCACGGGAGAGAAAAATCACGGTGTAAAGAGTGCGGTGGGTCTCAAATTTGCGAGCACGGGAGACAAAAATCACAGTGCAAAGAGTGTGGTGGGTCTTCTTTTTGCGAGCACGGGAGAGAAAAATCACGGTGTAAAGAGTGTGGTGGGTCTCAAATTTGCGAGCACGGGAGAGAAAAATCAAAGTGTAAAGAGTGTGGTGGGTCTTCTATTTGCGAGCACGGGAAACACAAACCACTGTGTAAAGAGTGCGGTGGGTCTTCCTTATGCCTTACTCCAAACTGTCATACTCGGGGAATACCAAAATATAATAACTATTGTCTTCCTTGTTGTATCCATATGTGTCCCGATATAAAAGTATCGCGGAATTACAAAACAAAAGAGAAGTGCGTCACTGACTATGTCAAATTAAGTTTTCCAGATTTTATTATAGACAGACAACTCGATGAGGGTTGTTCGAAAAAACGCCCCGATATGTATTGGGATTTAGGCAGCCATATTCTAATCATAGAAATCGACGAATACCGACACAAAGGATACAGTTGCGAAAACAAGAGGATCATGCAACTATCCTTGGACGTGGGACACCGCCCAGTCGTATTCATTCGGTTTAATCCAGATGGGTATATCGACCAAGACGGCAAAAAAATATCCTCTTGCTGGAAACTAAACAAACAGGGCATTAGACAAATTGAAAAATCAAAACAAACCGAATGGACGAAACGACTCGACTATCTAAAACAAACCATCCAATATCATATTGAAAATGTATCCGAAAAAACAGTCGATACCATCCATCTGTTTTATTAGAAAAACGACCCACTCTTCAATACATTATTATTTTTTTATACAAATTTCGCAACCAAATCCTTAAAAACAGAAGTCTCCCGCGTGAATTCCGTCGGGTTCTCCACAAACCATATTAGACACCGATGAAACAGGCGCAAATAGTCATACGACATTAAAACCGCTAGTCCGATTTCGGGGTCTTCTGACAACATTGTCGCCGCCCCCAATAGATACAACTCTCTAAACACCTCATTGTCCTTGGTTTTCGCATAGATGTAGTCAAGCGCCATTACAGCAGCGATGTCGTCGTATTCCATCTCGTCGCGCGTCTCCTCGTCATAGGCGTCGTCCTCCGTCACCCCCTTGTAATTATCTGATTGCATTTGGAACAATGACCGCAGACAGCGCCGGTATTCGTGCGTGTCGCCATATTCGACCACCATTGTTGTCGGGTATACAAAGGCGAAATTCATCGTTGCCCTATTTCAATACATCTCTTATTCCCAACTGTATATATTCTTTTTTGTAAAAAACAATATACACAAACGGACAACATCGGGTTACCTATATGGTCGAATAAAACTCCCAATCCAGAAAATGACACACCTGTTTCCATATGGCGTCCTGCTCCCGCTGTTTGATCGGATCCTTCAACAGCGTAATATACGGCAAATACTGCTTCTGGTCGAGCAACACGCACAACTGAAAGAGCGTATACGTATAATTGAAGAAATTCGTCCGCCCGGCGGGGCAGAACATCGACCACGGCTTCTGTATCTCAATAAAGAGCACGCACAACGTCTCGTGCAGCTCCTCGCACATGATCGGCGGCTTTATTCCAAACTGCGAATTGATGTATTGAATATGCTCAAAGTATTTGTTGTAGCCGAGTTTCCGCAAAATCTCGCGCATTTTCGCGTAATTGAGCGTCGAATAGTCTTCAATACGCTCCTTCTTGAGCCGCATTTTGATGGCATTGATGACCTCTTCCGGTATCTGCGTGGTCTCCTTGGCCTGGAATTGGGAGAGGATTTCCTTGAAATGGTTGAGGCGAATATAGGCGGTATACGAGACCTCATTCGGCGGCTCTTTGTTGGTGGGTTTGGACCCGTCGACGATGTACATCAGGAATTTCCCGCAAAGGTCGTTGTTACAGATGAGAATGCCCTCTTCCTCTTGCGGGATCAGCTCGCCCTTGGAGCAGAGTTGGCAGATGTCGGAGGAGATGACAAAGTCGTTGATGTTACAGATTTCGTTATTGACGTTTTGCCAATATTTCAAGTAGGCCTTTTTCGACTGCGCGTATTTGTCGCTGTTGATATTGTCGGCGTCGGGGGTTTTCGACTTGATTTTGAAGAAGGAGTTGAGAACATTGGAGCTGGACGACGAGGCGGCATTCGAAATCTGCTGTTTTTGCTCGAAATATTGGAAAATGAATTTGGAGTTCTCTAATAGGTAGGTTTTCTTTTTGGTGCGGAGTTCTCGAACCTCCTTTTTGATATGGATGAGTTTGTCTTGGATGTCGAGGAAGACGTCGATTTGATTGTCTCGCAATGAGGCGATTGACGCCTTGAGCCGCGCCTTTTCGGCCAATAAGTTGGGTATAATCCGAATTTCAATATCCTGGAAATAGTTGAGCATTTCCGTGTGTTTTTCATCTATAGTATTCGAAACCGACACCGACTTTTGATTATTCATTTTTGTTGGAAAAACTATAAAGAATGATACGAAGTATTTTTTATATCTAATACAGGGGTTTATATTTATTATTGGTCTTTGCAAAAACATATAAACTTTTGATAACATTACCTATTACAAGACGCAGATGCCCTATTACGCAGTAGCCAATGGCCAGAAGGTCGGCATATTCACTAATTGGAATGAGTGTAAGGCCTCCGTTATAGGATACAAAGGCGCCAAATACAAGAAATTCGAGACGAACGAGGAGGCCGCCCAATATATCGCCGACTACCAGGCTAACCGTTGTAGTCCAACGATGAATACCAATACGACGTCCAGGTTTGTCCCCGATTATTACGTCTATACAGACGGGTCGTGCATCCACAATGGGAAGCCGGAGGCAAAAGCAGGGATAGGCATCTATTTCGGAGCAGGCGATCCGAGGAATGTCTCTAGAACCGTCGTCGCCGAGAAGGTCACCAATAATGTGGCGGAATTGACGGCCATTATCGAGGCGGGTCGCATCATAAACGCCGACCTTCGGACAAATAAACGTATTGAAATCGTGACGGATTCGGCATACGCCATCAAATGCGCGACGACATATGGTGACAAATGTAATACATCGAATTGGGAACAGGATATCCCGAACAAGGTTTTAGTCAAACAAGTGTATGAGATGTATAGAAACGAACAGAATGTCCAATTCACGCATATCAGGGCGCATACGGAGAACCAGGATATCCATTCCATCGGGAACAGTCACGCCGACAGGTTGGCGAACGAGGCGATTTGCTGATGTGGGGATCAAAAATACACGTAAGAGAATTCAATATTGAATGTTTAGTAAATATAACTAGAACCGGAAATGTCGTCGTCACCAAAAGGGGCAGAAATCAATCATACTAATAATACTAATAAATTCGAGAACCTTGATGCATTGCTAGATCCGGATATAGTTCGCCCGCTCCCGACCGTTCGACGTAAACGCGCCGAATCGTTCAGTAATAGTTCGCAAGAATTGGAAAAGAAGCAAATACAGAAGATGAAATTCATATGGAATGCTTTAGACCAAGGGTGGACAATCAAAAAAAAGGATAATAATTTCATTTTTACGAAAAAACACGAGAATAAAATGGAGGTGTTCCGCGATAATTATTTAGAGAACTTTTTAATATCGAATTTCACGAAAGAAACGGAGAACTAGATGCAAAGGTGTAAAAAATGGGGAAAAAAAATATATAACATGGTATACTAACATAGAAAATGGGATTATTAAAATACATCAATTTACCCGTTTTTGTCGCGAGCCTAGCCTTTGGAATATTCGCCGTCTATATGACAGCACCCGATACTCGAACCATTTACGTCTATCCTACACCGGAGAATGCGAAGAAGCTACAGTATCGCGATAAGGCGAACACGTGTTTTTCGATACAACAGGACGAGGTGGATTGCCCGAAGAATGAAAATGAGATATCAAAGGTGCCGCCGCAGAATTAGCCACTTGCATCCTCCACTTGCATCCTCCACTTGCATCCTCCACTTGCATCCTCCACTTGCATCCTCCGTGGTTTTCGTAGATAAAGAGTGGGCCACTGGTGTCCCACTCTGGAGAGTAGACATTACTAGTATCATCGGAACTCTTTTTTTTTCAAATATTCAGCGATATATATTATACACCGGTATACTATATTATACTATAAAGTTAACAACCAACACAGATGAATTTCAAAAGATTATTAAATACGGAAATAGGACGAACTCTCGTATCCATGATTTTGGGAATAGGCCTGGCCGCATTATTTAGAAAAGTCTGTAAAGACAAGAATTGTATTGTATTTAACGGCCCTGTCATTGGCGAATTCGAGAACAAAATATATAAGCACGGGAAGAAATGTTTTAAATATTCGTTGGAGGCCGACGTCTGCCAACCCGCAAAACAAATCGTCGATATTGGAGAACCGATGGAGACGTTTCTCGATAACGGTAGTTCCTATGCAACATATTCGTAAAAATACATTGTATTTAGATGGATTCTTATAGTATAATGGAGAATACTACAAGAATTGCGGATTTACCCGATAATATAACAGTTGATGTACAAGAAAACAACGCATTTCAGATGCATTCTCAAATGAATATACATCCTAATCCATATATGGCGCAACAGCAACCACAAGTGCAGCAACAGCAGCAACAGCAGCAACAGCAGCAACAGCAGCAACAGCAGCAACAGCAGCAGCGATTACCGTCGCGCGATATACCCATGGACCAGACACAATACACACAAGACGTGCAAATCACGCCGAATTATATTCCCCCTGCATCCAATGCGTTGATCGACTATGTCCGCGAGAGGGAAACGCTTACGAACGAAAAGCTGCGCCAATACGAGGAGAAAAAGTCGCGATTGGATAAAATCGACCAAGTATTGACTGAATTCCAGACGCCGGTCTTTATCATGCTCCTCTTTTTCCTCTTCCAGCTACCAATAATAAATACGATGATATTCAAGAAGTTCTCCTTTTTGTCCATCGTAAACGACGACGGAAATTTCAATACTTTTGGACTAGCATGTAAGAGTTTCCTGTTTGGATCCTTGTTTTATTCCCTGTCGAAGTTCACAAACTATATCATCGATCTATAGGCAAAAAATCATCGTTGCAATTGTTTTGAAAACACGCGGCATGAAAATTGCGTTGTCCCCCGTCTTGATACTCCGTCGAATTATCTTCGATCGCCATAATTGGCGCCATTAATGCGCGATTACCGTCCTTGGTCAATACCCAATCCGACGAAAAGATGATACTTGGATTATGAAGGGATTGTATTGCATAGTCGAGCGTATATTTCTCCAGAATACGTATTGCATTTTTACGCGAATACATGTACATTTGCGCCCCCCATAAATCGTTACCAAAACGATGAAACGATATATTGTTCTCATTGACGTCGTCATGTATCAGTAGCGGATAATTCATATTGTCTTTCGTCACTCGAAACTGTAACAAATAGCCTAATAAGAGAACATCCAGGTCGCATTCGGTGAAATGCTTGCAAATGGCTGGAAGCAGCCGTGGTAAATTCTTATTGATATAGACATCGTCTTCGCAGAATATTCCAAACTCTTTACCGGACGCAACAAACTGTTGTATCATGTCAAGATGGCCGAATGTATAGGACCATATTCGCCGACTGTCGCCAGTTATATGGTTCGCAATTCGCGGGTCGTCAAATGTGACGCCGCCGTAAAATTCGCATTCAATATTCAATTTTGAGAACCGTTCTTGCATTGCCGGTTTTCTGGATGGGTAGAAATTTAAACAATAAAAGCCGATGTTTTCCATTTTGTCTATTATTGATGTTATAACCAACGTGCAAGCTTTTATATGATTTTTTCTATACATTTGTTTTTTTATCGATTGACCGAAGAATGTATTGCATTTATTTATAATGTGGGTGCATATTTGTTCTTGATATATGTAATGACGCGGCTCATGGGCACAATCGCGGAATTATGGAAATTAAACATGTTCTCATAGTCTTTCAGATTGCGGTCGAGCGAATAGAATTTGAAGGGGACAAATTGGCACGCGTATTTCTTGACATAGTCGTCGACCAACACATTCGGCTGGAGTTTGTATTCGGTATCGGGAAGCGCCATACGCAATTGTCGAATGTCGGTGCAAACACTACATCGGTTGTTCGTATCCGGATTGATTTCGATGCCGGTTTGTCCCAATAATTCGTTGTATTGATGTATAAACAAAAGAGAACTACCGCCTTCCATATGTATATAATCGCGCAAATCGTATGTCCCGGTTTTCTTTGTTTGCTCACCGGTTTTCTTTGTTTGCTCACATATGTTGGCATAGTTGGGATTGACGGTTTTGTCCATGATGATGACGATTTTACTCTTCAACTCTTTAATGGTGTCATTCGACACTGGACTAACTTTGTTATTGTTATTGTCGTACTTGTATAATGTTTCAAAAATCGCTAATCCAGCGTGTATAGAAGACGCGACCTTGTTGTAAATATCCGGATCATTCGATTTAATACGTAAATTGATGAAAAGGGGGTCGCCGCCATTCGGCGAAAAGGTGTTGAATGCGCGATTGGCAATTACATTGAACACGTCGTCCAAAACCACACTATTATAGGTGTCAATCATATTGTATCCCGGGTCGGTCGTATAGGCGACCTGTGCTTTGCCGTCGATGGAGAAAATCTCCAGGTCAATATGGCGGCAGCCGCGGCTCAACAAATATTTGATCGCGTCCTTGTTGACGAATGTGCCAGTGACGGCGGAATTATAGGAGCCCTTGATACAGAATTGGTTGATCGGCTGATCATAATAAGATGTATTGATGCCTACTATCGAGACCGACGACGCCGATGTGATGCTATCGAGCTCGTAGACCATTTGCTGGTCAATCGTGGGGAAAAGGGGGAGCAGGGGGAAAATCGTGAATTTCGGGTATACCGTAAATCCCTCGACCGAATTCATATTACGGATCAATTCTTGGCGTTTCAAAAAGAGGTTCCATAGAATGAGAGAGGCCAATAGTATAATGAATAAAATAAGGATTTTCCTGGAAAAATGCATAATAGTATGAATAGTATAGTATAGTATAATATGCGTATATTATTTTGTCGGTTCTCTATTATTTCATGTAAAAAGGTTTAAAAAGTAAAAAACATCTATCTATATTGTAATGGCAGGTGGATTACTAAATATAATCGCAATCGGTAATAATAATGTATTTTTAACGGGGAACCCGACAAAGACCTTTTTCAAAGTCACCTATTCGAAACACACGAACTTCGGCCTACAAAAGTTCCGCATAGATTATACGGGTCCTCGCGACATACGGCCGACGGAGGCATCGACATTCAAATTCAAAATTCCGCGTTATGCGGAGCTCTTGATGGACACCTATGTAGTCATCACCATTCCGCCGATATGGAGCCCAGTATTGAAAACCGACACAACCACAGTAGAATATCAATACAAATGGATACGAAATTTAGGCAGTACAATGATCCAAGAAATAAGTATTGAATGTGGGTCCGTCGTTTTGCAGAAATACAGTGGTCAATATATCCATACGATGGTGGAGCGGGATTTAGATGTTCAAAAGAAGGATTTGTTTTATGAAATGACGGGTCATGTCGATGGCCTGAATAATCCAGCAAATGTGGCTGCGTATAATGGGGCGTATCCAAACGCCGACTACGTGAATGATCCGTTGGGCGCTCAACCGTCCATTTTAGGCAGGCAATTGTTTATACCCATCAATAGTTGGTTTTCTATGAACCCGGGGTGCGCCTTCCCGTTGGTCGCCCTTCAATACAACGATTTGTACATCAATGTGACGCTACGTCCGATCCAAGAATTATTTCAAGTTCGCGATGTGACGGATCCGGATATAGGCACAACGTTTACGCGGTATATACCGCCGTATATTCAACCCGATTTTACCAAACAGGAGTTTCAAATGTATCGATTTTTACAGACGCCGCCTACGACGAATATATCCGCGGATGCATACGAGAACAAGACGCCGACGTGGAATACCGATATTCATTTAATATGTACGTATTGCTTTTTATCCGCGGACGAGACGAAACAGATTGCATTGAATGACCAGGTCTATTTAATCAATGACGTGCAAGAATATAATTTCGACGACATCGTGGGTACGTCCAAGGTGTCGCTTCCCTCCAGTGGCATGGTATCGAATTGGACATGGTTCCTTCAGCGAAATGATGCCCATATGCGAAACGAGTGGACGAATTATTCGAATTTGCCGT